AATGTTAGCTACTCTTCTAGCTTCTACTCCCGCAGAGCTAGTAGTAACAGATGCTACATTATCTTGTACTATGTCTACATTAGCATATATCTGTACCCCTAAAGCTGTTAACTGAGAAGTTACATCTACGTTTTTAATGCCAAGTGCTAGGGCAGCTGCATTAGAAGAAGTAGAAGTTGCATTAGTAGCTCTTCTAGTCTCTACAGCAGCAGTAGCTGTATCTTGTAAAGTTACGTTAGCTACTCTTCTAGTCTCCACAGCAGCAGTAGCTGTATCTTGTAAAGTTACGTTAGCAGCTCGTCTAGCTTCTACAGCCGTTGTAGCTGTATCTTGTAAAGTTACGTTAGCTGCTCTTCTAGCTTCTATAGCAGTAGCTTCAGTTACTCCTGCAGCTACATTAGTTTGTACTATGTCTAGGTTAGCTGTTATATTAGTGTAAGTAGCGAAATCATTTGCGGAGGCAAAAGAGCGTAAACTTACAATAGTTACTTTCTTAGTAGCATCACTACCTACGTCAACGATGGGTAGTACATCGTTTTCTGCTAAGTCAACTGCGGCCAGTTCTGTGAGTTCGGTAATTTTTACGTTTGCCATTAGGGGTTACTCCTGTAGATCTATTTTTTATATTGTGTCACTAATTCTGTACATTGTCAAAACTGAATTTAAAATATATACACTTTTAGGCTGCGATGTAAACATCTTGTAGCATAAGAACATCGCCATTTTCAGTAATTAAGGTGTTAGCATCTTGAGTTAACAAGTTCTTTTTCTCAAGCTCATAAGGCGGCTCAAACGCACTAGTAGTTAAAATTTGATTAGTTAAGAAGTCATTACCGTCTTGAGTACGAAGTTCTATACCATACTGAGTTACCAGCTTGGCTTGGGCAGCTATAACTAGTTCATTTTGTTGTAGAGTTAAATCTTGACCCTCTTGAGTAGCAAGTACATCTCCATCTTGTGTAAGTAGTAGATTAAAGATGAATGGAGTATCTTCTTGTATAGATCTACCGTCTTGAGTATATAGAGCTTCTCCATCTTGTGTGAGAATATCTCTATCACCAAAGAACTCTCCACCACCTTCTCTATACTGCTGGGTTGTAAATATATCATCGTATTGGGTTAGTAAGATATTTTGACCATCTTCAGTTCTAAAGAAACTTGAAATATCTGGCTTAGTAGTAGGTATATTTGATTCGTTAGCTAAGAATAGATAACCATTTTGAGCAGTAAGCTGATCTAGATTCTCAGCAAGTATAAAGTCATTAGCATTGATAATAATAACTTCTTGTTGAGTTCCTAAGAACCTACTATCTTGTGCTTGTAGTAAATCACCGTCTTCAGTTAGTATGTGATATATATCATCAGGCTTGATTGTATCTGAATCAGACTGGTTAGCTAGAACTAGCCAGCCATTCTCAGCAATGATAAACTCATCAGCTTGCGTTAATAGCAGATCAGCTGGGAAAGCAGCAGTAGCTACTGTTCTCTTCATTGCAGATAACGAAAGTAGGAGTCTAGATACTCCTAGTGCCATCTTATGAGCGCTCGCTTATGTGTAATACTCCACTTGCTGTTGCACCAATAACGGCTACATATTTTGCTGTTTCACGAGCGTCAAATTCAGAGCCTAGAGCTACATCAAATAAAAATCCTCCAGGTATGAAGTGAGAATTAGTTTTATTAGCTTGAACTGCAGCATCTCCTAGCTCTACATAATAGTCATCAGTAGAGAAAAGAGTAACTACACGAATTGAGTCTTCTAAAACAGTAGACATGCTAGAAGAACTAGAGTTGAAGTTAAGATTTTGACCACCTTGAGGCTGCAATCCGAGTAGTGGGATCGGCTCGTTAGCGTCATCTTTTGCCATTTTACTCATTGTATTGTCCTTTATAGTTCGGGCGAAGCCCGCCGCGAATTTTTTATATGTCTACGTAAGAACAAACTGTTTGTTAGCAAGTCCTTGCTCTAGGTACCATTTATTAGTGTGCTGCACTTCATCAACTTCTTGGGCATTGAGTATATCGTACATAATTGCTCTAGTTACATCGTCAGCTTTTAGCAGCCATCGTAATAAGCATAATTTAAAGTATTTATTATTGCCTACCAAATGAACGAACGAATTATTATTTATAGTATCATAGGTAAAAAATGTGTGCAAATGTTTTGTCATAGGTTTTATAGAATTTGTATGTTGAGCAACCCAAAACGTCATTAAGGCTTGTGTTGAGTTTCTTTTAGGGCTTACATCAGCATCAAGCCATGCTTGATAATCTGGATTACGCGTCTCATAACTCAGCTGTTGTTTAGCATAGTTATATAGATCAGTAAAAGCTTGTTTACAGCCATAAAAACAACCTGAATTAGGTCGTAGATGTGGTGTACCAGCTAATTTACCATTATATCTTATACTGAACCAGCTATCGTCCAGTTGTGGATTACCTAAAACAACCACATCAGGGTCTAACCAGCAAATTCTATCATAATCTGATATATCTTGAAAAAGTTTTTGAAATTCATAATAAGCACTGCACGGAGGATACTTTCGAATATCGTCAAAGGTGTGTTCAGCTAGAACAGGAGTAACAGAACAATGATAGTCGTAGCCGTTTTTATCAGCCCAAACACGTACTGAATTTTTTGCTATTTCGAGAGCATTAACATAATCATTAGAGCTAGGTTGATTTTCAAATATTGTTTGATCGCGTATATCACTCTGAACTATGAGTGTTTTCAATCTAATAAATCTTTCATAAGTTTGTCGTAGTTGTTAACTTGAATAGCTACTTGTGGACCTTTCTCAGCAGGTTTAAGCTTGTCCTCAACTTCAGCAAGATGCTTCATCCAATCAAGAAGATCTTTCTTTGAATAGATACCTGTTTCCATAGCTTCTTCAAGCTTTTGATCTATCACTTGATTTATAAGAGATATACGCTTTACACGATTTAGATATCCTTGAGTAGCAAACACTGAATCTACGTAGTTTTTAACTTCTTTTTTATCTAGTGTAGAAGTTACTCTATCTGTTGATATACCGTACTCATCCGCAATAACTTCAATAGACTTACCAGAAAGGTAATCATTAGCTATTGCAAGAATTACAGGATCAAGAGGTGATGTTTGTAGTGTACGGTTTAGTGCTTCTACTGTAGTGGTCGGGCTGTGAATTTCATTAGTCATTAATTTGTTCTTTCATTAATAATGCGCATCATTGTACGACTAGCAGTTGTAGTAAACCATCTTGGAACAAAAGCATGAATAATTAGCACAAGAACTAGATATTGCAGTTCAACTGCAATCTTAAGTGCTGCTATCATATGCTGTATTGCTGTCTCGTCTACTTGTTTTAAGTGTAATTTACACTGCTTTGTTAACATTCTATGGTTCCTTTAATTTTTCCAGTTGTTTGAGCTGGTTATAAGTGACTGCATTATTCCACCAACCGTGTATATATCGAATCCAATAGTTCTCTATTTCTGATTCTGTCATAGTTGCTCGTTGAATAGCGATGGTGGCTATATAGTATAATCTTATAGCGTCTGTCATGAGTCGTCATCCTTGTTGTCTGAATCAATTGTTAGCTTCGCACGTAGTGCGGCAACGATAAGGTTGTGTTCAATCATCCGTGCTCCCAACGAGCAATAGTAAATGTCTGTTCTCTTTCTTGCTTCATCAACTTGTTATAAACCTCAGTAGCTTCAAGTTGCGATGCAGTTTTGTAAAGCAAGGAATCACCGTCATAAACGTACCACTGATTATTATCTTTTTGAGTAATAATATATCTAGTTGACAAAATATGAGCACTCCACTGTTAAATCTACTATTCCATACGGAGACATAACTCCTTCGTCAGTTCTAATTGATGAAACGTACATAGATATTACTCCAAGGTCAAGATACTGTTGTTGCTGCTGACGTCGAATAATTTCATTAGCTTGCGTAACAAGGAATGACAGCTCTTGTGTAGTTAAATTTTGGTCTGAAAAAATAAAGTGAGTAGAACGAAATGAATCTACAAGTTCTTCTATCTGTCTACCTAGTAGTTCGGCTGCTTCCATTGAGGCGACTCCGTCGCTAAATGTATAGCCTCGAACCAGATAGGTAAGAGTTCCAATACGCTTACCTGCTCCTATATGAGTTCTGCGTTCAGTTGACGGTGTAAATGTTATATAAGGCCAATCATTGATCTCATCTATAGTTTTTAGCTGTGAGGCAGCTATAGCAATGCTTGAGAAATCGATTCGTAGCTGATTAGTTATATCCGTTCGTCTACTCATGTGTATTCTTCCTCATACGTTATTGTAATATTTAAATCTGCAACTCCATAGGGAGAGAAAAGTCCCTCATCTGTGTGCAAATCATTTACTTGTGCGTTATAAATTCCAAGTGCACGATGTGCAGCAGTAAAGCCGTCGATCGCACGTTCTATGTCATTGCACGCATCTTCTGAAGCTGTTATAGAATTATCATCGCTCCAAACGTAGGCTCGTACGCTAAGAAAATAAGTTTTTATACTTTGAGAGTTTCCATAGTATTGTACAATTCGTTTAGCATTATATTTACCAACGTTGACGCTCGGAAATTCGTTTACATCTTCGATGTACGGCGTTTGATTAGCTGCAATCCCTGTTTCAGCAACTATCCATGTTTCAAGTGCTGTTCTTATTTCGCTAAGTCGGGCCATAGTTCTGCTACCAATCTTTGTTTTGTACGATATGTGTCGATAGCTTGTTTCCATAGAGCATTCTGCGTTCCATGTTTTGATTGTTTTTCCCACCAAGAAAGTATTAGTCTAGCTATTTTTATATCGTCAATAATTAAAAAATGTTCTTCAAACCAAGTAGTAAAATCAGCAATAGTAGGAAGATTAGCGTCAAGTTGAGAATGAAACGAAGTTTCTTTGGGTTGGTACAACGGATGCACAGGACTATCCATAGATAAACACTGAAATCCTCTGCTATCGATAGGTATTCCTATCTCGTCATAGCCTACGCAAGGGTCACCGTACCAGTAAAAATTTCCTGACTCATCATCATCGTTATTACAATTCCATACTAAAGGCCCGTACTTATATTTCATATTTTCCCTCATAAAATTTTTCTGATCTCGCTAAAAATAGTGATTCAAGCTTAGGTCTTAGTATAGATCTCCCTTTAAGGGGTGTCAAGAATTCTCCTCAGAATTTGCAAAATTACCTGATAGAGGCCGTGAGCGGGTGCGCAGCGAGAAAAAGAAAAGGCAAGTCCTCTTAACCGCCCCTAGGGCCACCCCTTAGAGGGGGCGGTAAGGCTTGGCAATTTTTGCTGCGCCACAGTATCTTGCCCAATGTGCGCGGCGTGTGCGGATCATGGCAGGGGTCTCAGTATAGGTGGCGTAAGAGTGAAACGCTACAGTTTTGGTGGCTTGCACTCTATTGCATGAGCCGCAAAGGCGGATGAAATTATCAGCAACCATTGCACCGCCGTTAGCTTCGGCAATAATGTGGCCGCAATTATCAGCGTCCCATGTGCCACAAGCTGCACAGCATGTGTGACGGGCGAAAACCGCGTTGCGGATGGTAGCGGGGATGCGGGCTTTTTTGGTCATGATCTAAACTCCTTGGTTTCTATAATTACCTTACACCGTGGCGCCACGGTATGCAACCCCTTATTTCAATTAAATAACATTATTTTTCGTTCATGATTTGTTCTACCCACCGCGCCAGCAAAATGGAACAAAACGTGAACAGAAATAAAAGCGAAAATAATGCAAATTAATTACGAATAGGGGTTGACCCTATACATCGTTGGCTGTATGGTCATTATAGAAACTGAAAACAAGGAATTCAAAAATGACAACTCTTAGCGCATACATCGTTCGTGAAACTGAAAAAGCTGTTGCTCTTTGCAAATTGCCTGCCTCTGGTATTCACAAGCCTATGTGGGTTCCAAAATCAAAAATCGTTAGCATGAAAGAAACTGACCAATATTCACCTTGTTTTGAATTGCACGGCGAAAAAATTCGTCGCCAATCAATTCCGGTTAATATCGAAATTGATACAGAATTCATGGCGCGGATCGCGTCATGATCTTAGAAATTATTACGTTGGTGGCGCTTGCATTAATCGCCACTGTTTATGTTTATTGGATGGCTGGAGGCTTTGACCGTGACTAAAATAGAAAAAATCATTTGCTTTGTTGCTTTTCAAGGTATTATAATTTTGACAACTATGTGGGGAACCATGTATCTTTTGGGAGTATCAAGCATATGAAACTGGTAATATATAACTTGATAGTTGAAGTTATGTCAGCTATACTTAGTGCAGTCGCCATTGGCGGTCTAGTTTACATCATTATTGTTTAAGGAGTTTAAAAATGGCTAATATAGTATCAGGTAACACTTTGGATGTTCACTTTGTAAATAGAGGTTTTGGTACAGATGAAGGTATAAAAACGGTTCAACTATTTGAATTGCTTTTGAATGATAACCAAACACCACAAGCAATTATTTGCTCACCGTTTGGTCTGCAAATGGACAAATTAACAGCAGAGTTTGAAAATAATCAATGGGTCTGTGATCTAGACTAGGCGTAAAAAGTGTTTGTTTTCAAGCACTTAGCCGCGCCAGCTGGAACAAAAGGTGAACACTTTTTACGCCGAAATGTCTCATGTTATCAAGCACTTAGCACTTGTGGCGGCCGCCTCGTAACTACTTGATATCATTGAATAAACTTAGGTGTTGACGGCTGGTTGTTGTTCGGTTAATATAAATTATCAGATAAGGAAAAAAGACCCATGAAAAGAATTGTTGTATTCGATCTAGATGAAACCATCATCGACTCAGCCCACAGAACGCCTAACCGCGAAGACGGAACGCTCGATCTGGGTAAATATCTAGAATTGAAAAACCGCAAATCTATCATGCAGGATAGCTTGCTACCTCTAGCTGACGTGTTCAAATCTCTAGACCGTAAAGATAATTATATTGTTATCTGCACGGCTCGTGCAATGGATCAAGATGATTTTGATTTTCTATACCTCCACGGCTTAACGGCTCACAATGTAATGTGTCGCCCTATGGATGGCTCAGAAAACTCTATCGCTGATGCAGATTTGAAAGCTAGGAAAATTTCCAGATTGCGGAACCTCCGTCAATTCCGCGGTCTACCTGTGTTAATGTTTGATGATGCAAAACCTGTGATCGCAAAAATGCGGTCAATCGGTGTTGCTTGTTTAAATGCGATTGCTGTAAATCGCAAACTGGTTGAGGTATAAATTATGAAACTGATGCTTAGAAAAATTGCCACAGTTGTAAATCTTTCGGTAGTAATTGGATTAGTAGCATTTGGAATAGTTACTATTCCAGAGCTATCAGCTAAAGAAAGATATGCTGCAATAAGTAAAGAAGATATGCATTGCTTACAGCAGAATATATATTTTGAGGCTAGAAATCAATCTATCAATGGGCAGATTGCAGTTGGCTGGGTAACTCTACACCGTGTAGATAACCAGCGCTTTCCCTCTAATATATGTGATGTTGTATGGCAGTCTAAGCAATTTAGTTGGACGCATGATGGAAAAGCAGATGTGCCAAATAAATCTCCTGCAGGTCAACGTGCATGGGAAGATGCTGGGTTAATTGCTAAAGTTGTAGCTTTTGAATGGGTTCGGGGAAGTACGGGGCCAGTCAAAGGAGCAACACATTATCATGCTAACTATGTATCTCCGTTTTGGGCTAAGCCAGAAGATTATCTAGGTAAAGTAGGAGTTCACTTATTTTATAAGTAAATCAAAGGGTTACAGCGCCCAGCCCCGGGCCGGCTAACCTATTGATATTAAACGATAATATTAGCTATTGTACTGCGGTTAATAGTTTGGTATAAATAACTATCAGCAAAGGAGAAGTGCTATGGAACGTGAAATATTACATCACCAACGTGAAGTTCAAGGAATTATGTGCTACGGAGAATTACTCTGGGACAGCAATTTTCAAGTCGTATGTGAAGAAGAAGAAGATGATTGCGTATGGGTTGACGGTAACGTGGAAACTGGCAAAAGCTTTGAAAGCTGGGAAGATGTTATTACTGTTATGAAAATGCACCTTGACGGAGACATTCAAGAGGTATCTGCAATATGATAATCAGAGAAATACTAGCTAAACCGCATAATAAATGGGCTGTTTATGATGATAATGATAAATTAATCATCATGGCTAGAAGCTCAACCACTTGCATACAGTATGCCATTTCACTAGGGCATGAACCAAAAAACATAACAAGAGGCTAAGTTATGACTAGATTTAGAATATTCATGGAAGTAATTCGTACAACAGTTCCGTTGCTTATTTTATTAATACAAATTGCTCTTTATATACAGGGGACTTAAATGTTCGGAATTATCGGAACTATTGGCGTCATCACTCAGATGGCGCTTCTTTCAACTGGCTATGATCCTAAAACTGCAATGATGATAGGGCTTGCTTCCTGTGCTGCATGGGTAGGGCATGCGTTTATAAAGCGTGATCGTGCTTTAATGGTCACAAACATAGTAGTTGCCGGTTTTGCGACTTGGGGAATTGTGTAATGTTATCAAGGGCTTAGGCCCTTGACGCACCAGCGGGAACAAAACGTGAACAAAGCAGGTCCTAAATAATATAACGTTTTCAATGACTTAGTATCTTCAGCCCCGGGCCGGCTAAGTCATTGATTTTAAAGGAAAAGAAAAGACTTGCAATGCCTATTTACCTGTGGCATAAGATATGTATGGAAACACAAACAAGGATTTTCCCCAATGGCAAATAAGCCCACTCTTTTTATGGTTACAGACATTGAAACAACTCTACGCAAGCGCATAGCGTTTGACATTGCTTGGAGAATTGTTGACCGTTCTGGTCGCCAATATGGTTCTGGCTCGTATGTAATCCGCGAATCTTTCAAAGTTGACGTACCGTTTTTCAAAGAAAAATTAGGTCATTATTTAGATGATGCCTATGCAGGTTTGATAACGCCCGCCAACATTTTAGAGGTTCGGGAGGAATACAACCGCCAAATTCGCGACCTAACCGAAGCAGGCCACCGCGTTATCCCTTGCGCTTACAATGCGGCCTTTGACTTCAAATATCTCCCCGAAACCGTGTCAACTCTGACTAATGGTAAAGTCGTCCGGTGGCTTGACCAAAAAGTTGAGTTGCTCGATATCTGGGATTTTTGGGGCAGGAGCGTTCCGCGCAACTATACCGCGCTGCCGTCTGCTTCGGGTAAATACTACAGCACAAGCGCAGAAAGCGCCTACCGCTGGGAATTCAATCAAGCTGATTTTGTTGAGCGGCATATCGCTTGGCATGATTGCTTGATTGAGTCGGACATTCTTTGCAAGGTGCTGGCACGAAAGAAAAAAATGCCAGTCGTTTCCAAGCCTTCCGAATTGGTTGGAGGTATCTGGAAAACTATTAACACCCGTCTAGGTGTTGACGGTAAAACAGAATTGGTGGCCGCCTAATGGTGGCCCCAAACCTTCACACCTCTAAGCCTAGCGGAAAATGCCAAACTTGCGGCATTAACTGCTGGCCTGAAACAGAGGGCAAACCCGCCATTTGGCCTTGTGGTTTGGGGGCTTGCCCCTATCCCACGGCTAAAATTCTTCCTTTTCCAAGGTCAACCACAGGATCCAGTTTGCTAGCCGTTCAATAAAAGCAAAAAAACCCAACGTAATCAATAGGTTACGCTGGGGGGCGCCCCTACCTCTAAGTTATTGATTTTAAAGGAAAAGAAAGGTGTTGACTTTATAATCTAATAGGCGTATAAGTAATCAGCAACTAAAAAAGGATTTGCTTATGATTACTAATATTTCAATATTCGACATGGATGGAACCATTATTGATAGTTCACATCGTCAAGCGACTTTGCCAGACGGTACGTTAAATTTAGACGCTTGGATTGAAAATGCAACTCCAGAGAAAATCTTCAAAGACAAGGTTCTTCCTTTAGCTGAGCAAATTCGTAAACGGCATAAAGCTGGCGATTACACTATGATTTGCACTGCTCGCGTTATGAGTGAGGCTGACTATGAATTTTTGATGAATGAGGGAATTAATCCTGACAAGATTATTTCACGGCCTCTTGGCAATACAGAGCCAGATGGACAGCTTAAAGCTAAACAACTGAAATCATTGTTTAATCTGAAACAGTTTAAGAAAGCTACAAAAATTATGTTTGATGATGCTGCTTCGGTACGTTCAGCACTTAGAAAAATAGGTATTGCTACTATTCACCCCTCAAAAGTTAAATGAAAACAAGGGCTTAACGCCCGATGCTCCCCGCCTGCTAAGTCATTGATTTTAAACGATAATTTAATTTCTAAGTCGTTGTAATCATTGCCTTTTAAAATGCACTTTTCTCTTGCATATTGCTTCGTGGCGGGGTATAAAAGATTATCAGAAACGAACAACTTTTAGGAGATATATCATGGCTGTTCAAAAAACTCAAAACTACACTGCTGAACTCACCGCGTCAATCGTTGAGCAATATACTGACGGGCAACCCGTTGAAACCATTGCAGAAGCAATTGGCAAATCGGTTCGTTCTGTCCGTTCCAAACTTGTCCGTGAGGGCGTTTATGTCGCGGCTGAAAAGCCAAAAGGTGCGGCCCGTGATATGGGGCCGACAAAAAAGGAACTTTTGATTGAGCTGGAAGCTCTGGTTCCTTTCCCTGTGGATGGGCTTATGGGTGCGACAAAAGAGGCAATTTCTGCCTTGATCTCTCACGCTCAAAACTAACCCACTGAAAACTCAGGGTAAAATTAGCTCCGCTTCGGCGGGGCTTTTTTTATGCGTTTTACTATTGACAAAAAA